ACGGTGTTCTTGCCAACCAAAGTCATAAAGTCATTGCGAACGTTCTTGCTAATATCTTTAGACGGAAACGACTTCTCCTGGATAGTTCGACCAAAGCTACGTAAGCCTACGTGAGACAAAAATAGAACGTCGCTGCCCGTATGCTGTACGCTGTCGCGCTCAATGCAGCCTAAGCCGCCTATAGTGTCAGCTAGCACCATAGTAGAAGGAGCGTCAGCGTTCGCATAGACCACGGCTGAGTTACGTCCAAAAATGATTAGGAAGCCGTTGTGTGCAGCTAATGCAACTATTTCATCGTGACCGTCAGGCCATACTTTAGAGATGTTAATCGATCCGCTAGTACCACCTGACCAAGCTACACCGTTCAAAAGATCTGACCAGTACACAGTCTGCTTGTTCGCTGTTAAATCAGCACACCACAAACGACCATACGCAGCAATACACTCATTAGCTTGCGGCGGCGTTCCAACAGAACTAGCGTGGTCTGTCATTGCTTGCAACCCGCTAGCGTTATCGTACACTAACGGCTCATATCCGCGCTGGAAAAAGTACATCTTATCGTTGAAATTAACCATCTTCCAGTTATCGTCAGATATGGTGTAACCAGCAGGCGTCTCGTCAACAAGCGTCACCGCACCTGACATTATCTTGTTGTTGCCCGCTGAAAACAATTCGGTATTGCCGACATCATCCTCAAAATAACCCATTGATTTTATTTCAGAAGTACCTAGCGCTGTGTTGTCGGTAGTGACTGTTTTAAAACCCTTACGCGCACCAATTCGACCGTAACGGTCAATGACACAGTTATCAGCTGTTGCAGCAAACGAGGCGTCACCACCAATCGGCGAGTCTTGGGTGTTTAAGCCCTTGAACGCCGGAGCAGCAATTGTGATATTCTGTAGTTGTTGTGCCATTCTCACACCACCGCGTATATAGTTTCTTCTGGGTGTTTAGCCGCATCGAGAGCAATAGCATCGCTCATCACTCGATCAGCGTAAGCATAAGCCTCAGCAGCGCTTTGACCGCCGGTTTCGCCTCGCTCTCGAAGCGCCATTGCAAACGCAATATGGATAATAGGGAGAGAGGGGATAGTAACAGAGTCCGCGTCTTGTTCTAGCTCTGGCGTACGTAATATCGCATTAAAACGCAAGTTATACGTGCCGTTAGGAATTGGATAGACATCAACAGCTGTATCGCCGTTAGCGTCGATGCCGTTAAACGTATAGTAAAACGGAGAGCCTACAGCCGGATCTGAGTTTAAGAACGTATTGTTAAACCAGTGTGCGTCTTTGTAGGTCACGAAGTTGTTGGAAGTATCGTTAATTACGTCTAGTATTGTAACACGATTACCCGTACCTGTCAAGTTATAGTTGAAGGTATCTGCGGACGTAGTGACTGTTAGAGTCGTACGCAAGGCTGACCAGTCCCAGGCATCCTCAACTAACTGCTTTGCATCGTTCACTAGCTCGCCAAGCATAGCCGAGTAAGGCGTTTCGCCAACTGTGCTTACAGTATCCTCTCGAAGACGCGTCAATACTTTGTTTACAATTTGTAGATAGGTCATTAAATAGTCCCCAATAGTTCGGATAAGTAGTCACGTGTTGCTAGTAACTCTGCTGGTTCTGCTCGCTGTTGCGGCATATACTTGCTCAAGTCTGCTCGTTGTATTTCAAATGGTGTTGAAGCCACGGCCGGGGTTTGTTGGTTGTTGGAAGGTAGTGATTGTAAGAGGGCAGCAAACATACCGCTCAAGTCTACGTTTGGAGCTGACACGTTAACCTTTGGCAAGTCAACGTCTGGTAGATCGATGTCAGGAACGTCAATATCTTTTAAACCTTCGCGGACAGGTTGTATGAGACTGTCATCGATAGCCGATCCAGCTACTTTCGTTACATCCTCAATACTCTTAATTGCGTCAGGGGTCTCCAGAGGCTCGTAAATGCTCTCTGCGCCCTCTTTGATGGGCTGCAGTACCTCAGCATCAACAACGGCTCCAGCCTCCTTAACAACGTCCTCAATGGCTTTAATGCCCTCTGGCGTATCAAAGCTCGACACATTGTCTACAAGACCACTCAGCATATCGCCAGCAGGTTTGATGACATTCTCGTACAGCGAACCTCCAGCGTCTTTTATGTAGTCTTTAACAACATCTCCTGCTTCACCTAAGCCACCGCCTTGTTGGACGTATTCTTTAACACCCTCTTCAAGAGCATCGTCTAAGTCTTTACCATCTATCAAAGATGTTGCAACTTTGTTAACACCCGCTGCTACGTCATCAATGTTTAAGTTAGCAAAGGCTTCTTCACCGAACATTCCTGTAAGCTGGTTAGATGTAAACTCTGTAAGGTTAGTGCCAGCTGCTTGCATACCAGAGGCCAGTGCTGACACGTAGTCCCCAGACACGGCAGCGTCTACTGCTTTAGCTGAGTTAGCTATAGTGCTAACAAGGTCAGCCTGCGCTGTAAGCTTACGGGCTTCGTCAGCATACTGTAAAGCTGTCGCGCTATCTCCAATCTCTAAAGCAGCGTTTGTTGCGTCTTGGAGCATAGCAGCTTCGGTAGCATTGGCCTGCAAGTAGCCACCAACACCACCGAGTAAGCCACTCTTAACTACGTCATCTAAGTCACCACCTTGGACAGCTGTGGCTACGCCAGAGGCTGCGCCTGCTGAAATACCTTTAGCTAAAGCAGACCCAGCAGGAGCTACAGCGTTTCCAACAGCAGAGAACATACCTTGACCTGCACCTGCTTGACCGCCTAAGTACGCACCGATTGCTGCTTTAGCAACTTCTTCTGGGTTGCCCCCTTGAACAGCAGTTTGACTTGCCGCCATTGCTGCGCCCATTGGTGGGTTGAGTATTGAAACACCCACTTGAAACGCTAGTTTTCCTGCGTTTACTATGTCATCTGTTAAGCTATATTTAGCTTCGAAAAGACGAATCTCTCTGTTTGTAAAAGGATCGAGAACATATTGAGAGCCGTCTTTGGTTGATCGATAAGGTTTAATCCCAAACTCTGCGGCAAGAGAACCCATTAAAGGATCTTTGTAAAAGTCTTCAATAGCCTCAACATAATTCTGCCAGACGTATGCTTTACCTCCTCTCTCAACATCAACTATAGTATTTAAAAGGCTTGCTTGAGCTAGAGGCTGAACTAAAGAATAATACTCGTTGTATTCCTCGTCTGTCACTCCCCGTGCGTGGTGTTCTCTTACCTTGCCTGTCGCTCCTCCAGTGTAGTTAGAAGGAGTATAATCTTTAATTCCAGAGTATTCTCTAATACCTTCAACAGTGCTTGGTGTTCTGTTAAATATCTCTAAAAGCTCTTCTGTTCTGTCAGGTGTCGCGGCTCGTGGGTCTTGATACCCTACTTTAATTCCATCAACATACTCGTCAAATTCTTGACCAAAAGCTCCATACTTTGCAATAATTCCTGTTGCGGCTTGAAGAACATTGTTACCAAAGCCTTCAACATCTCCGTCACCTAAATTAGCGTTTAATAAGTAATCATTAAGCTCTTCCTTAGCGCCAGTAAGTCCACCTTCAGCAGGTTGTTGAGCGTTAAGTACTTGATATATTCCATCAGCATGGGGGAAGCTTCTTAAATCAGGAACAGAGTAAGTTCCTGTTCTGTCTTTATTAAGTTTAATTCTTCCTTCTTCTATAGCTTTTGTTGCTAACAGCGGGTTTAAAGCGGTTAAAATAAGGCCCATTGCACCGAAGCCACCTATGCCACCATAAGGCTTATAGTCTCCTAGTATTTCTTGAATTAAGGCGCTGTTTTCAGGAGACTGTGATCCGCTATAAGGTATAAAGTTGGTTTGAATGGCTTTAATCTCATCATAAGACATATCTTGCCAGTTTTCAGGAACAAGTAGATTAAAAGCTCTATTTACAGCAGCCGTAGATTCCCTTTCCGAGTCTTTTCCTAAAGTAGAAAAGTAGTCATACGTGCTATTTACAACAGGCTGTACTGGCTCAGCAGGTATACTAACAGCACCCTGCATAGTTATAGGACTAATGCCTACGTTACCACCAGAGATCTTAGCAGGTATGGTAGACTTTTCCGCAATTGGCTGCTGCGGTACAGGCATAATTGTCTTAGGCTCAGCAGGAGCTACAGACTTGCCTGTGTCAGCTGTTGTGTCACCAAACGGGTCGGTGTAGTTCAGCGAACCGTAGTCGCCAGCTGTTGGATCAAACGGGCCTATTGACATTACTTACCCTCAATTTGTTTAGTCTTCTCAAACGTGCGGAGTGTTCCTAGCCCCAACATTCCCGTAAGAACAGGGAGCATTGTCCCAGTGTCTGCTTGTGGCACGACAATGCCAAAGGCAGAAGCTAGTGGACTGATAAGGAAGTTGATGGCAAAGCCAGCGACACACACCCAGCCTACAGCAGGTCTCCATCCTGACTGCCACAGACTACCTTTAGCTTCTTGCTTGTTAACTTCGATCTGTGCTAACGCAATGTCTTGTGCATGACGCTCTGCCATTGTAGCAATCTCATGTGCCAGCTTAGCCTTAGCGTCCTTGTCCTCAACAAACTTGTCAAGGATGGTAGAGACTGGTTCAATCAAAGCTAACAAGTTCATGCTTACAATCCCATCTTAATAACAGTTGCAACGATACCCGCAACAGCAACCCACACAACACGCTCCACCCACAACCCTTTAGCGTCATGTATCTCTAACGCCTGGATGCGTCTCTCATGTCCTTTTATCTCATCTTTGAGTACGTCTTCAACTTCATCAATTCGCTCGTGCGCGCGATCTGAGCTTTGGCGTGTCTGAGCGTGTCTCTCCTCAAGGATAGTGAGCTTTTGCAGTGACTTGTCTATGCTGCTCATAACACCCTTAATATCGCTTACATCGCTTGCAGTAGCGTTGAGCTTGCTCTCTAGTTGTGCCAGTTGTATTTCAGTTGCGGGCATTGTTAAGTCCTTTTAGCGAGTATCAGCGCGAGCAATGCCGCTGCGCCGCCTGTTACCGCAGCCTCGTAATAAGCTGCGCCGTAGTGGGTTCCGTGTATAAGTATATCAGCAAACGCCGTCGCCACTCCCAATATCCAAGCCTGCCCGTATTCGCTTTTGTGTAGCTTGGAAGTCAGGGCAGTAAACGTACACAATACCGCAATAGTCGCAGCTATCGAGCCAGTCTTGGACGCAACAATAGCGTGTTTAACCGAGACAACCGAGAAGTCGCCACCTACCATACAAGTTAAACAGGCCGCCCATGCTTGGCTAAACCTGTTGCGCCAGAGTGCTAATCTTTCTTTCATATCTTTACTCGTCTAACCAAAAAGTGGCAACAACATTAGTTACGCCAGCGTTAGTTACAGTGATTGAATCTTTGCTGTCTACTCGCAATACAGTGTGTTTGGGGTAGTCAACACCATCTACGTTTGCGGCTTTTGGCAAAAACACTCTCTTGCCTTGTACGCCCTCGATTACAGAAGATTCGTTAGGCTGT